CACGATTCCTCATCTTGGATTTTAACATCATCCCCGGCCCAAACGATCTTGAATGTGCATTCTCGACCGTCAGATCCGAAACGGGACTTCTTAATCTTCGCCTTTACCTCGGTGCCGACCCGGAAACCCTTGTCATCATAAATGTAGCTTGACTTGCCTCTACGGGCAGTTAGCCAGATGCGAAGGGAATAGGCATAAATGGCTGCCTTGCCACCTGGGGTGAAATACGGCTCTAACCTTGCTTCTGCAATGTTTGAGGTAATGTTCGTCTTCAACTGGTTTAGAATAAGAAGCGTGGACTGTGAATTAGCAATAGGGACGGTCAGTTTTGCGAAACCCTTTGACAAAATGCGTGGCTTAACAGCCATGCTTGAAAGCGGGTTAAAGTCGCCCTCAATGTCGGTGTTAGAAGGCGTCATAGCCAGAGAGTCCCAAATAAACAGCATTCGGTTCTCGTTTCCTGCTAAGAGTTCTTCAATTGTTTCCAAAACAAACTCAACTGACGATGCCTGGATGTAAAGTAGGTTCTCTACATCACATCCGGCATTTGCCAGGAACTCAGGGTCAATGGCTGACTCCGAGTCAAAATAGACAACATCAATACCCATCTTCTGGGCATTTGCTGCGACCTGGGCTGCCATATAGGACTTACCAGAGGCTGAAAGACCGGCGATCTCTGAAATCTTTCCAACTGGGATGCCAGCATACTTTCCACGACAAATGATGGAGTTTAGCCAGCGTGAACCTGTTGGGATCCACTCTTTTACTTCTGTTGGGTTTGACCCACCCAAATCATGGGCAACTGTTATGCCTGCCTTCTTGTTGACGAGCTTTCGCATGTCAGCAATAGAAAGCTTACCTGCCTTTGCCTTTGTCCTCTTTGGCATTATCTCAATGCTCGTGGTTGTCAGTCATAATGTTGTTAGCCTCGCCAAAAGAGTCATCATCAACATTTGGCTCTGCGACAACCTCGATCGTCTCGATGTCATTTGCAACATCTACCTCCGTGTTTGCAACCTCGTTTGCGGTTGGCTCCGTGTCGACAAATGTCATGCTCACGATGCCAGCAAAGATTGCAGCTACGGCAACCGAGATAAAAGCAACATTCTTGTTGCTAAAGTTGTTTGTATTTTCTGTCATAGTTCCTCCTAAAAAAATGCGGGGCATCTGTAACCCATGCCCCCCTGCGGTTGATTCAGGACTTAGGTGGCTGAAGAAGCGCCAGTGTCCGCGCTGCCAGTGTCACCTGTCTCACCAGTGGTGCCTGTGGGAACCGTGGTGGGGGGAGTTGTTGGAGGAGTCGTGGTCTCCGTTGGCTCCGTGGTGGTTGTCTCTGAACCGGTGTCGCCACTGTCGTCCTTGTCTGGGTTGCAGCCAAGAAGTAGGAGTGCTCCCATCGTGGAAACACATAAGCGACCAAATAGATTACTGAACATGGATGAATTTCTCCTTTTTATGCACTCATCAAGTCATTAAAAGCGCTGTCAACGCTTGAAGTGGTGTTATTACTGTCGTACTTTACAACATCGTCACCTGCCGAATCCTCGCCAGCAAGCCACTCATCAAGCATAACCTGAATCTCCTGTGGAGTCTTCCGTGGGAAAAGCTCATCGAAGTTAGGAATGTTGTCGAGCAACTCTGCGCATCGGTCAGGGCCACCAACTGCGTCATCGCAGAGAGGGCTTGAACGACGGCGGGGAGTGATGCCGGTCTGTGGGAACTGGGCTCCTGGCGGCTTTCCGTAGGTGATAACGAGGTCAGTCCCCGTCTCAACATCGGTAATGTCGCCATACTCTGGGTTAAGAACAAGCTGAAGAAGCTGCTCATAAGCACGCTTTCCAAAGCCCCAGATGCGGACACCCTTCTCCTCCTCGCCTCGGACGAGGACAGGAGCAAAGAAACGCTGCTTTGCCATAAGATCCTTGGCCTGCTTGATGCTGGCCTCGTCACCTGCCTGGAAAAGCTGACGAACAAAGTCGTTTAGTGGGTCGTCAATGCCAAAGTTGCGCTTCGGGCTTAGGAAACCAGGGTTCTTACCCAGGTTATAGTGGAACCAAAACTCCTTGAACGGATCGCCGTCAGGGGTTGGAACGATTCGGATGGTCTGCTCGCCATCCTCGGGGCGCCAGAAAGGTGACTCCTTCTTGCCCTTGTTGTGTAGTGCGTCAAGCTTTGCACGCATCTTGTCTAGATTGATACCCATTTTGTTTTCTCCTGTTTAGATGGTTAAAGAAAGGCTGGCAAATGTCCCAGCCCTACTGGTTCTGTATCATTGGACTGTGGATCAAAAGGTATCCGTAGTCCGTCTCATAGTTGGTAGGAAAAACACCATAGGAAACTGTTTTTGTTTCATCGGTGATCTTTCCTGTCATTTGTGAAACGATGGTCTTGTGTAAAGAGCCATCCTCTCGCAACCTCTTGCCTCCAACACAATAAATGTAGCATGCTTCCCGTGCGTTGTCAAGCGAAAAGAATAACTTTTCTTCGTCCTTTTCGAAGTCATAAATCCCAACTGTTGAGATTCGGCGGGTTTCTCCTGGTTCTTCTAGCCCGCCCATGACTGGTTCTTGGTTCTTGCACACATTTATCATGTGGAGAGTTGAAACGATAACCTCGTTCAACTTGTCATAGTAGCCGATGATCGGAACTTCGCCGATAACGGCCTCAACTGCATTGTTTGAAATAAGGTAAATGCGCTCTATCGCGCCTGACCTTGCGTATTGCTGGAGCACATTAAATGTTACGCGCTCGTGTTTCTTTTTACGCTCGCTTAGGAGCGAACGGTCAGGCTGAATGTAAACGACGCTTATCCTCTTTTTGTCCCTTATTGCTTCCATCACTCGGAGCGACATTGCTGAGATGTCTCCCGAGCCACCTATAACAATATAGCATGCTCCTTCGGCTGAGTCAAGGAATTTCTTTAGGTCAGGTGCATTTTGTTCGTACTGCTCTGGCCCTTGCTGCTTCTCTATAGTATAGTTGTTCTCGCCTCGCCTGTCAAGGTCAATGTAGAAAGTTTTATACTGCGGGTATTTTGAGAAACACTCCGCAATAGCACAGCCAGCCTTTCCAAGACCAATGATATTCACAGGTTGATCTCCTTCATCTCGCCAAAGTTAAAGCCAGCGCGGACATTGACAAGAAACTTGCCGAGATCAGTGTCGCTGAAAACCTTTAGCAACTCTGGGATCTTATGTCTCTCGCCTTCTTTCATGTCAAGGACAATGCTATCGTGGATGATGAAAGCAATAAAACTTTCCAAGCCCTCCATCGCCTCGTTTACCTTGATAGCCTGGCGAAGAACAAGGTCAGCAGTGGTGCTTTGGACGATGTAGTTTAGCGCATGAGAACGATCAGCAGGAATAGTCCGGCCAAAGATCGTCTTTACCTCGCCGTTGTTCCAAAACTTGGAGCGAACAGCATCGCGATCATAAACAGCCGCAAACCTTTCATTTGTTTTATTCTCATCGTAAAGCCACGAGAGCAGTCCCAGCTTGGCCTCTCCGCGTGTCGTGCCCTTGTTAAATAGATTGCGCGCATTCCACTCGTGGATGTCTTCTAGGGGTGGTGTAGAGCCTCCCAGGGCCATTAGCGTCCGCAGTTCCGCAGCGTTGAAGTCCAGTTCAACGAACCAGTCGTTGGTTGGCTGAACAATGTGGCGGAAGTCCTTGTTCAACGTCATGATCGGGAAGGTGTTTGGCTCGCCAGCAAGACGACCGGTGACCGTTCCGTTGATGCGATAGTGACAATAGGGCGTCACAGAGCCCAAACGAGCGTTTAGGTGCTTGCCCTTGTCCGTAATGCGCAGCCTGTTGAGTGCAGACTGGTCAATATTGACCTTTTGACGGCGGATCTTCGTCAAAACCTTCGTAAGATCGGCCAAAAAGTCATAGTTAGCAGGTCTTTCGTAGTTTTCGAAGACATGCTGGGTGATTTGGTTCTTCAACTTGCAATAATCCTTGAGAAAAGTGGTTGGAACGAGGTCAAAAAAGCAGTTTTCGTTCAAATCAACCTTACCAAGGACGAAAGAACGGTAAAATGCCTTTAGCTTTGCCTCAACCTCTAGCCACCTGTCCAAGAGATGAACTGGGCACACATCAGCAAGAGACTGATTGGGAGCATAAAGACTAGCATACTCCACATCACGATCTCCAAGAAACTCAGCGTACTTCCATGTCCTCTGTAGCCCTTTAGGTAGTTCTTCAAAATAAAATTCCCCGTCTTTATAAATTCCTACACATTCGCCCTTATCATCGAGCGCTTGAAAATACATGATTCCCCCAACATTAGAATAAAACCGTAGAAACTTTCTTTGCAGATAACTGTAACTCTTTTTGAGTGCTGTTTTTGCCTATGCTCTTTTGATTCAATGACCCCTCCAAGTGCATGAACCCTTTAAACTTTCTATTAACATAACTCACTGCTGCCTCTTCGTCAAGTGAATTAAGTAAACTAAGTGCATTTTTAGAAATTCTTTTTATCTCTGCCTCTGAATAGCCATAGTTTGTTTCCATGTTTTTTATCTCAACATAGAACTCAATCCAATAGCTCCATGGATATCTTAGATCAAATAACTGTCTAGTCAAGGGATTTCTGATAGTATTTTTTGTTTTTATTTCTCCATTCTCAACATAAGGCACTCTAGTTCTTGGATTTGCATCAACAAACTTGTTATAGTAGCTAAGAAATCTTGTTCTCATTGTCTCAAAATCTTGTAAAAATGTTAAATTATAATATGAATTAAATACTTGTTCTGTTGTCGTAATACTAGAGTTTCTTGCAGTTACAAACTTTAACATTTCTACAGAACCAATATCCGCAACCAGGCGCCAAGGTGCATTTTTATCAATTAAAAAGCCAAACTTTGTAGCTAATTCTGAATAAAATTTAAAATCAACGTCGCTAATGAAGTTTTCCACTTTGATATTGTCGTCTCCGTGGTCACGAGAATCAATCTCTAAGCAAAGACCAGACACCATTGGACTAACCCTCTTACTAGTAAGGAAAGAGCTTTTTGTTATTGGGGAGTTGGCCAAAGACTTTTTTCTTTTTAAGTAATCGCTATAAAGTAAAATAAACTTTTTAAACGAGTTAATTTCTGATCTCTTTTCTTCATCCAGAAACGAGTTGACAAACAAACCATAGTCACTTAAGCTATAGTTATTGTAGAGACGATCTAGTTCAACATGACCGGCGCGAACATTCATATCAATAAAGGCCGGGTTATTTCCTCTTAGGTTTCCCGCGTTTGATCTTCTAACAAACTCATCTCGGAAAGCCATAAAAGCATCTCCAACAAAGTCTAAACACCTAATAGAATTAGGCCCTCGACCAGACAAGGTAGTGAGAAAAGCGGGATTGACTTGAATTGGGTTGTAAGTTTTATTCACTCTACCATAAAAAAGATTTTCAACAAACCAAAAGTTTTTTGTGTAAGGAACATCTCTAGCTTGAGACTTAAATGAAGGATTTGCTCTAGGTTCTTCGAAACTGTCGGCATATGCATAAGCATCATAAATTGTTCTAGAATTAAATAATTCAAAAGCATTTTGATTATTTGAACCTTTAAAGTTTGTAATTCCCATTATAAGCCTCCCTATTCTTGATCTTCGCAATACCTTCTTCCACCACCACTAGACTCCCATAAGGCAGTAACAGTAGTGGTGTAAGTTCCGCCTTGTATATTATGTGT